TATTTGAATGTGCAGTTGCAATTAATCCTTGCTCACCCGAGTGGACTAAAATGATGAAACATATTTATAGATTTGGGGAAAGCAGAGTTATTGCTGGAGATTATAAATCGTTTGATAGACGTATGTCTCCGAGATTTATGCTCGCTGCATTCGACGTTTTGATCGATCTTGCCAAAGAATCAGGTCAGTATGATGATCGTGATATTATGATTATGAAAGGACTCGCAACTGAGATTTGCAATCCTACTTATGATCATTTTGGCACTTTAGTACAATTTTTTGGATCTAATCCATCTGGCCATCCACTAACTGTTGTTATCAACTCTGTAGTTAATTCGCTTTATATGCGTTATTGCTATTATGAGATTGCACGACAAGATAAGTGGTGGCGCGTCCCAAGGTTTAACAAAGTCGTATCTTTGATGACCTATGGTGATGATAATATTATGTCCGTTAAGGAAGGATTCGATAGTTATAATCACACTCGCATTGCAGAAGTTTTTGATGCTGCGGGTATTACTTATACTATGGCAGACAAAGAAGCTGAGTCTGTTCCTTTCATTAATGGTCGCGATGCTGGATTCCTTAAGCGTGATGCTATTTGGGATACAGAATTGCAGTTATATCGTGCTCGTTTAGATGAACAATCTATTTCTAAATCATTACACACACACTTAGAATCAAGTGCCATTACAGAACAACAGCATTGTGCGGAAGCCATTATTGGAGCCGCCGATGAGTATTTTGAATATGGACGTGATGTATATGATGAGAAGCGAACACAGCTTATGGAAGTCTCCGAAGAAGCCGGATTGACCGGTTTAGTTGGAGTCCTTAAGACTTACGATGAACAACTTGAACGATTTTGCGAGCGTCATGCTTGGGAAATCGCTCCAGTTGTATAATCGTGTACATTTTGCGTAGGCACATGCAATAAAAACCAAAGAATCCCATGTGAGGTAGTTACTTGCAAGCAAAATGGATCATCCAACCTAATTGTTTTGTATAGAAAACTCATGTGACTTGAACATCCCTCGTGATGTACCCCTTTTTAGGGGAATGGTGTTGATACCATATCAAAGAGATGCACTGGGCTTTTTACTTTGACGAGGGTACTAAGTCTATAAATTAAATGCGTTACTACAATTAATAAACAAAGAAAGTTGGACTCTTTCCTTAAAAAGTCC